TGAAATCCATAATAAAAGTTTGGTTAATAGGACATCCATATCATATCAGAGATAGTCATGGGTGTCAACTGGAATGGCAGGACTCGAACCTGCGACCGGATCATTAACAGTGATCAGCTACTACCAACTGAGCTACATTCCATTGTGGGTTTCCCCAACGATTCAGGGTGGATTCGAACCACCGACCGAGGCATTAGAAGTGCCTTGCTCTATTCCACTGAGCTACTGAACCACATCACACAAGACCCCACTCTTCCTGGGGTCTTTCATCTAAAGTCCACTCGATAGTTCTACCGACTTCTTCTAGGGCCACCTTTAACTCAGAAGAATTTCCACATTCTAGATAAGAATCATCGAGTGGGTCAGTCAAGGTCCACCTCCATTGGCTGACCTCTTTATTATAACACAAATGAATGACCATGTTAAGGGGTGATGATGTGGGGGGTATAATTGTAAGACTATTCTTTAAACTTGTCAATCATACGATCGATTTCGTTTTGCATCCCTGCCATCATTAGTCGTCTTTTCTCCCAAGTGTCTCCTGAGTCAGACCCTTTACAGGGATTGATACAACTAACATCGTTGGCTTCATTACAAACGAGTCCCGCTAAGTCGTGAGGGTCACCGAGATTTCCAGTTGACCAATACAATTGACCTTCAAGAAACTTCGCTTCACAACGGGGGCAGATTCTACATTCCATTGGTTTCGGATGTGGTAGATGTCTTATTTATAAAGTGCCTGATAGTATTGGTGGGCATATGTTGTTCTCGAGCCATGAATACCCCAACCAAGCCACGCATATGCGTGTTTCATGTAGTAATCAACACTTTGACCCTCACCTTTAAGGTATGGTTCGTATCGAATCCATTGGGGTTCATTCACCATCCAACGAAGTTGTGCTTCGAGGCTATTGGGATCAAGTCCAAACTTCTTTGAAAATGAACCGAGTCCATTGTATCTTCCGGTAGTAGTCCATTGGATGAGACCGAATCCCCCACTATGACATCCACTATATCCAGTCTCGACACCACCCTCACAGATATTAGTGTTGAATAGAGACTCTTGTTTGATGTTACCCATGACGGTAGCAAGTGCAGATCTATCTCTAATTCCCCTATCTTGTAGGAAACTTAAAACATCTTGTTCAACCTGGGAGAGGTTTTTACCTTTCCACTTGGGGTTTTCTACTTCTTTTATCTCCTCTTCCGGTTCAGTATTCACCTCTTCTGACGACGGGACACCTTCAAGTGCCTCTTCAAGTCGCAAGCTTGTTAATGCTTCATTTCCAGAAAGGAGAAAGGCGGTCGAGATAGCTGTTGCTAAGACGGCTGTCTTCTTCTTAGAGAAAGTCATCAATTTTTAAATAGTTTATAGTACATCCGGCTCAGTGTCCGGCTCTCAGGAATCTTTAAGATTCCTTTCGTTATTTATTAATAAGACCTATCAGTCTTATGAAACTCTCGGCATCAATAACGACAAGGGGTTTCTTCCCATTCTTCTTCATAACCAACAGGGGTTCATGTTTGCCACTATTGGCAGATGCCTGCTCATATGAGTCCCATACGTTAAGTTTCTCAACGTTTTTACATTCTATAGAAAATGGGAAGTTTTGTCTAGCAGCTCGTGCCATGATGAGGTCTTCCCCACCAGCACCCATACTTCTGGACTCGATATCTTCGGGGTGAATGTCTAACTCTTCAATGAGTTTATCCCTCATCCACTGCTGGAGTTTCCGTCCCTTGGCTTTGGCTGACTGTGGCTTCATCACGAATAGGTTCAGGTGTATTATTTATTACGACAATGTCAGCACAGATGGCAGCATAGGGTGAGTTGGGATGGAAGTGAATGCCATTCCTCTTCATCTCACCACATCGTAAGGCACGAACTAACTCGAAGTCAAGTCTGGCTTTATCTGCTTCTGCCTGGTTACGAGCGATAGAAGTTCTTGCTGCCTCTAAACATACCTCTGTGATAGTACCATTGAGAGGAGTAGAGAAACCCACAGTGAAACCAGCAGACCCACTATTGGACTGATAACTGAAGGGGTCTGTATTATTATTGAGGTTACCAGTAACAAAAGGTGCAATTGTCATTGCTGGTCCGGGACAAGAAACACCTTGGCCAAATGTGGTAACGGGGTAAGGTCCTTGTAAGACTTGCACTGCTTGGTTGGTTACATTACCAGTGGCAGAAGCAGTTGGTCCGGCAATGTTTGTATTCTGAGGAGCCTGTTGTGCGAATGCCGGTGATGTTATCAAGAGAGACATAAACAAAATATACTTCTTCATTGCGTGAATACACTTGTGGATGTAGTAAAGGAATCAATAATTGTTGTTCTTTCTATCGATGTCTCTGTCGCAATACCAGGTGTCATGTAGGTTTCACTAAACTGAAACGCAGCACCTGTAGTGGTTTGACTATAGTTTGTACCCAATTGTGGGCTACCAGTGATGTTTACTCCACTGACATTATATGAAGTGGCGTTGGAATATTCTACTTGATTAATTAATTCTGTTACTTCTGTACGTGATGTTGTTTCTGATGTGACGGTTCCAGTTGTGAAGTTAGGTACTACACTTGCCGCCCGAACTGGTATGGAGATTCCCAATACCAGTCCTAATAATATAACTCTTTTCATCTGAATACAGACAACTCAACTGTGCGTTGTCCAATTGCACTCGTACCAGAGCCACCAGCTGTGACAGTAGGAACACCAGTAGGACTAAGAGTACCAGCCAGACTTCCTGGTGTACCACCTTGATACTGGGTAGAGTTTCCGTAGAGGTTTGGTGTTTCAATTCTACCACCAGAACTCAATGAGCTCTGGGATGTTACAGCAACATCACCAACCAGAGCAGATTCGGAGAAGGTAAACGCTTCCCCATTCGTATCAATGGCGTAAGAACCGGCGGAGATAGTTGCCGGAGCTGTGGTAGAAGCACCGGTAAGTCCACCCATAGTAGTGACATCTACATTTGTACCAGATGCACTGTAACTCGATCCCATTCGAGTACTTTGTATCATAGGACCATCAACTGTGAGTTGAACAGAATCAATAATCCTCGATGTAATTTCAGCTGCACCCACCGGACTAATAATAAAGAAGGGCAGCAATAAGAGCAACCTTCTCATAGAATTTTCAAAATAACGTATATTTATTTATAAATAATTTCATGGAAATCAGACCTATAGTCATCCCCAGAAATGTCATTCGGGAGATCCCACCACCATCAATTAGAGAGACGCCACCACCCGTAGTGTCTACATTAGAGAGACCAGTTATTGATGTGCCTTCAGTGGTAATTGAGTATCCCACTCTTGATGCTCCCACTCAAGAACAATTTGAAGGGATGATTCAATCTCCAACACCTGTACCGGCGGAACCAGCTGACCCAGATAGAACATTACCACCCCTGCCACCTGCAGGACCAAGTATTGATGTTGGTGGTGTCACAGTTGATTTACCCCCACTAGATGTAGTTGCCACTACTGGAGCTACAGCTGTTATTGCGACAGTAACTACTTTAGTTGCTGGGATGTTAGTCAAGAAATCACTGGGTGGGATAGGTGACCTACTCAAGAAGAAGAAGTTTAAGGTCAAGGTTAAAAAGGTTACACCAGTTATTCAATATGTTCTCAACTCACATGGTAATGTGGATATCTTTGAGCATTCTAAGACAGGTACTAAGTTAGTAGACTCTGTAGACAATGTGGAGTCATACATCAGAGACCAAATAGAACTTGATGAGTTTTATGAAACAGTTAACAAAGTTATTGTTGATGATGGGTTGAAGGATAAGTTTACGCAGGAGGGTCAGAAGAGGTTTAAGTCACTCTTCCTTTCTCCTGCCAAGTTAGCTAAGAAGTTATCAGCTAAGCTTTCCTTCTGACTTTGGTGTCTCGGGGACAATCTTAACAGGTCCTTGTTCGATACGAATAGTTTGAGCTGGAGCTGTTTGTGAAGCAGCTTCGATTAGCCTTTCCATGTCCGCCTTCGAGATGCCACCTCCACCTCCACCAATACCGGCACCCTTCTTGGCTGTTTGTACTCCAAAGGTAGCCAAAACTCCAGTGAAAACAGAAGCGATAAAGGTTGGATCAAGATCCTGTTTAGGCATCTTGAGAACTTCTGGAAGTTCAACATAAGCCAATGTGAGAATTGTTCCAGACCAGATAAGGATACCAAGTCTGACAAATGTTGATAGGATTGCGAGTTGTTCTTCTTTGTCATCTACACTCTCTTTAAATTTAGTTAGTAGCCCCTTCTTCTTCTTCTTTTCTTCTTCGGGGCTTTGGTCTTCAGTTGTTTCAGTTGATGGGTCTGCCATTGATTTACCTCAAGGTGATTTTCCATGACAGAGTTCGTATCACTTCTAATATTTAGACCAAAAAAGGGGTCCGAAGACCCCTTATTTCGTTCACTTGGTGTAGATTCTTCCACGATAACAGAAAGAGCCATGTGACTCTTCACTTCCCTGATGAACCTGACATTCAACACCACGATATTTCGTGACGGTGATTTTGGCATCGTGAAGTGCAGAAGCCTTCTGGATTTTCTGTTTAATAAGTGCGAGCGTGTTCATGTGTTTACTCCGGTTTGGGTTGGTAGTCCCCGTTCCTTCGTCAACGTTTGCGTCCTATGTTACTCAAAACAAACTGGGTCGGTTGCTTCAATAAGTTCTAATCTTATCTCCGACCTTTGTACTTCACTAATTAGTTCACTCTTTTCAACTCCCCTTACTACCCATACATAGTCCTCACAACTGAGGTAATGTCGACTCTCAAAGATAGAGGTCGTGGGCGATACTAATAAACCGATCGTTACCAGTGATGAGAGAAACATAGGATGAACGCCTCCGTTCCGCGTTGGCTACTTGCGCCAGAGACCTAAGTCTCCGGTGAACGTAAGTCTATTATAATAGACCGTCTCTATTTAGTCAAGGGGATATCGAGTTTAACAGAGTTGATTTTTCTTCTTCTGGGGAGCATTCACATTTCATAGGGACACCTTTGTAATTGAAACCACAATACTCTAACTCAGGAAGTGATGGGTCACCTGGCCAGATTGATACAACAGCCGGAGGTGTTGGTGGGATGGGGATAGGACAAACAAACATTACCATTTACCAATAGGACATGAAGTTGCATTGAACTTCGCTTTCATTAACATGTAACAACCACACTCTTTACATCTTTTAGTGTGGTGATTGTATAGATCACAGCCTTCACATAGGTTCATTCGTGATCTAAACTTTTCTTCATCGACCCACGATGGGTCTTTCACAATCACTTTGGCAGTCTTATAAGCACTGACTGCCATCTTACCCCAACTCATAGTTTAAATCCAGAGAAGGCATTCTCCTTGATGTCTTGTTTGATACCACCAATGATGTAGGATTCAACTTCTGTTTCTTGTGGGGCAACTTGGACACCTTTAGATTTAATCCAGTGCTCAGTCCAGGGTAGAGGGTTGTGTGTTGCTGGGATATCATAGAGTGGTTGTAAACCAATCGCTTTCATACGACGATTAGCAATCCACTCCACATATCTGTGGAGAAGTTGTTCGGACAGACCAATCATAGAACCATCTTTAAAGAGGTATTTGGCCCAAGCCTTTTCTTCGTTAACACAGTTATCGAACATCCGGCGGGAGTTTTCCACCTCTTCATGGTAGATCTTCTTCATATCCGGGTCGTCACCATCTCTCCACTTGTTAATGATGTTCTGTGTAAGAACCAGATGTTGGTTCTCATCACGAGCAATCAATGAAATAATCTTAGCGGATCCTTCCATGACCTTCAACTCACCGAAGGCGAAAGTACATGCAAATGACACATAGAAACGAACACCCTCAAGGATGTTCACATTCATCATCGCTTTGAAGAGTTTTCTTTTAAGTTCGTAACGTTGTTCTTTAAACGAACCAGCTCCTTCAATAGCGTGCTCCCAGTCGCCGAGGCTGTATCTTTGAGCTTCTCGTATGAATCCATCATAAGATTCTGTAACCGTTCTTGCGCGGGAGAGAATTTTTTCATCTTCTAGGATAGTATTAAAAACTGAATCGGGATCACTGTAAAGGTTCTTGATAATGTGAGTATAGGATCTGGAGTGAATCATTTCCATGAAACCCCAACACTCCATCGCCGACTCTAACTCAGGTAAAGAACAATAAGGAAGGAAAGCCATACTGGGTCCACGACCCTGAACGGAATCCAACATAACCTGATACTTGAGGTTGGAAGTAAAGATGTGTTTTTGTTCGGGTCTGAGAGTTTGATAGTCAGACCTGTCTTTCTGGAGAGATACTTCATCTGGTCTCCAGAAGAAACTCAACTGGGTTTGTGTGAGTTTATCAAAAATAGGGTATTTGAAACTTGTGTATTGTTGTACCCCAAGTGGTTGACCAAAGAACATTGGTTGTTCCTTGGAGTTAACCTTATGGGGGTTGAAAACAGTCATTCCGTCAATCATCTTTTGCTTCCTTGGTGTTAGATTTAGGTGAAAAGTTTGGGGTTAAATTCTTGAACCATCAAATAGAACAGGTGTCACAGCCTTCATCATCTAATTCTAACAGATCTTCAACAGATAATTCAGTTGGTGAGTCAGTGATCTCCTCGTCACCCTTCCCGTCGTAAGTATTCTGGTAGTATAGGGTCTTGATCCCGAGTTGGTAGGATCGAAGAAGGTCAGTAATAAGAACAGAAGCAGGAACTTCCGAATTATCATAGTGTTGTGGGTTATAAGATGTGTTGGTTGAAATGGACTGGTCCATAAACTTTTGCATCAAAGCCATAACATTAAGGTATCCTTCCATCGAAGTCATATCCCACAGAAGAGTATAGTTATTCTTCAGGGTGCTATAAGAAGGAACAATCTGTTTGAGTGTTCCTTTCTTCGACTTCTTGACCGACAGATAGTCACGAGGTGGTTCGACA